GCGTAAATAACAGCACCGGACTTGGCGTCAATGGCCAAACCCACGTCGCCTACTGCTTCGCCCCAGTAGCCGGGTACTCTAGTTTCGGCAGCTACACCGGCAACGGCAGCTCGGATGGGCCGTTTGTTTATACCGGGTTTAGGCCGAGGTGGGTGATGGTGAAGCGTACGGACACATCAACATTCCGATGGGTAGTTTGGGATTCCGCAAGAGACACGTACAATCTAACTACCACCAGCCTTTATCCCAACCTCTCCGATAGCGAGCTAACAGGATTTGATATTGATATTGTAAGCAACGGATTCAAGCTGCGTGATTCAGAGAACACGTTGAATCAGTCAAACGGTGCCTATATCTACGCCGCCTTCGCCGAATCGCCCTTCCAATACGCCCGCGCAAGATGAGCACGTGTCAGCGAAACCGCGATTCCTTAACGCGTTGCGCTGAACGTGTAAGCTAACTTACCGACTTGATGACGATGACCCAAGATTACGACAAGCCTGCTGTTGAGTATTTCAGCAAGCCGCAGGATTTCGACAAGCCTTCCCCTATGTTTTTCCGTAAGCAGGGCAACCAGTGGACGCCGGTAGATAGTCTCGCGCCCGCTAGTAGTGAACAAGACTTCAATGCCCACCCAGCTAACCTGACACCACGGACCTGATCGCCATGTTCCTCCTCGACGGCCGCCCACTGAGCCCTGACGTGCCCTTCGAGCACGATGGCATCAGCTATCCCGCCAACTGGCTGCGGCTGGCCAGCACCGAAGAGCGCGAGGCGATCGGCATCACCGAGCAGCCTGACCCTGCTCCCTACGATCAGCGCTTCTACTGGGGACCGGATCTGCCCAAGGATCACGCGCAGCTGGTGGAGCAGTGGACGCAGCAGACGCGCCACACCGCCAACACGCTGCTGCAGCCGACCGACTGGATCATCATCCGCGAGGCCGACAACGGCGCACCAGCTGACCCTCTGATCAAGACTTGGCGCGAGGACATCCGCCTCGCCACCGGCACCAAGATCGACGCCATCGCTGCCACCGCCGACACCGCCGAACTGGCGGCCTACATCACCGGCGCCGACTACCCTGCATGGCCGGCTGATCCCTACGCGCCGGCACCCGAACCCGAACCTGAAGCCTGATGGCCGCCAAAGCCAAGACCGGCACCGCGCGCATCGACCACCAAGCCGGACCACCCAAGCGCACCCGCCAAGGCCGCTCGCTGCGCACCAAGCTGAGCGGCACCAGCCGTAACCCGCAACGAAAGCGGCGCTATCGCGGGCAGGGCCGTTGATCGTGTAGACCTGCAACGAACACCGCTATCAGGCCTGCCCTTGCCATCAGCTCGGGGAGGCCTGACCTTTGCGCTCGCTACGATGCGATCGAGCGACGGAACCCCGATGGCGGACGAACCGAAGACCGTTAGCGGCCTGTTCGCTGACTCCCTCCCAGCAGCACTGGCCGCCGGTATGGTCGCCATCGGGGCACTCCTCATCTCGATGCAGGTGCAGTCCGCACGGATCGAGGCCACGCTGGTGCAGCTGGCCAAGTCCGTCGATGAGATCAAGACCGATGCGCGCGCCGAGCTGGCAGATCTCGATCGCCGTGTGCGCGCTCTTGAGATCCAACCCTAATCTGAGGGCACAAGCATGGATGCCATGAGCCCCGAGACCATCGCGATCGTCGCGATCATCGTTGCGGCCGGCAGCGAGCTCATCGCCCTGACGCCGCTCAAGTCCAACAGCTGGATTCAGCTGCTCCTTGCCGCGGCGCGCATGGCCTTCCCAAAGCGCAAGGGCTGAATCATGGCAAACGCCGCGCCGATCACGATCGAGCAGCTGTTCCGCTTCTACCGGAACCTGCCGCATCAGTCGGCCGCGATTCAGCAGCTCGAGCAGGATCTCGCCGTGAACGGTTACGCCGCAGCGATGCGCCGCGATCGGGCATGGTTCAACACATGGAGCCAAGACGGCAAGCAGAGCGACCTGGCGGCAGCGCTGAAGCTGATCAAGGAGTTCGAGGGCTGCCACCTCAGGGCTTACCCGGACCCGCTGAGCGGCGGCGCACCGTGGACGATCGGCTACGGCACGACGCGCTACAGCGACGGAAGGAGCGTCAGCAAAGGCGACGAGATCAACGCAATCGAGGCTGATCTGCTCCTGCGGCAGGAGGTGGATCGCATCGCCGAAAAGCTGCGGATCACGGTTCCCTTCTGGGTGGAAATGACCGACGCGCAAAAGTGCGCGCTGATCTCCTTCGCCTACAACCTCGGCTCGGCGTTCTACGGCGCCAAGGGTTTCGAGACCATCAGCCGCCGGCTGCGCGAGAAGGACTGGCCGGGTGTGCCCGATGCCCTGCTGCTCTACCGCAACCCCGGCACCAACGTGGAGGCTGGCCTGAAGCGGCGCCGCATCGCAGAGGGTGACCTGTGGGGCCGCGAGCGGCAGACCACCGGACCCATCTCCGCGATGTTCACGCCGGAGAGCCCGTTCAGTCAGAAGATCACGCCGCACATCACCGCGGGTGAGTTTGCGCTCGGCCAGGAGGCACGGCGCTTCGATCACCAGCACCAGTGCGACACGGCGCTGAAGCTGGCGCAGTTCCTTGAGAAGGTGCGCGCGCAGTTTGGTGGGCGCCCGGTGGTGATTACCTCCGGCTACCGGCCGCCAGCGGTCAACCGCTCGGTCGGTGGCGCCAGCAGCTCAGAGCACCTTTACTCCGAGATCGGTGTGGGTGCGGTGGACTTCGTGATTGACGGAGCCGACATGATGGCCGTGCAGCGCTGGTGCGATCAGAACTGGCCGCACTCGCTCGGCTATGGCGCACCGAAGGGCTTCGTCCACCTTGGCATCCGCAAGGGCGGACCTAGTGTGCGCTGGGACTACTGAGCAACCTGTGCCGCTGCCTGACTACGAGATCCACCACCTGTGCAAGAAGCACGCGATGGTGATGCCGTTCGATCCTGAGCTGGTGAACCCCGCCAGCATCGACGTGCTGCTGGGCGATCGGATCATGATCGAGGTGGCGGAGAGCCGCGACCTGCAGATCCATGGCATCGCCGGCCACACGGCAGAGGATCCCTACTGGCTGCAGCCGGGTGAGTTCTGCCTCGCGGAAACGCGCGAGATCTTCAACCTGCCGGACTGCATCGCTGCGCAGTTCGTGCTCAAGTCCAGCCGCGCACGCGAAGGCCTCGAGCACCTGCTGGCCGGCTGGTGTGATCCAGGCTGGCATGGCAGCCGCCTCACGCTGGAGCTCAGCAACGCGCGCAAGATGCACCCGGTGGCGATCTGGCCCGGCATGAAGATCGGGCAGATGGTGTTCCACAAGATGGAAGGCATTCCCGGCCGCAGCTATGCGGTCACCGGCAGGTACAACGGCGATGTGGCCGTGACCGCGAGCAAGGGCTAGGCTGTCACCGGAGAAACTCCTTGTGAGGGCGCGTGCCCCGGCCTAGTCAGCCGGGGTTTTTATTTGCGCCGCTACCAGCGCAGCAGCGGCCGCGGCCGATTCCTCCCGGCTGGCTCGACCGGCCGCTCGAGGCGCCGTCGAGCCCGTTCGCGCACTATTCGCGCATGGGATGGGCAAGCGGTGCCATGCGCAGCCGGTGGATCCTGATCGGCGCCTCGGCCGGGTCGTCGAGCGGAATCATGGTGTAGTCATCGCAGCCGTGGCGCTCCGCCCAGTGCTGCGCGCCGGTGTGGGTGGAGAACGGCCCGACGTGCCACGGGCCAACGCGGAGGATGTAAGTCATGGCTTGATAGCTGCGGAGTTATCGCGGAGCTGCTGAAGCTGCTCTTGCATCTCTCCGAGAAGGTTGAAGAGGCGCTCAATTCCAACATGCTTCTCGAGGCACACGGCCTCTGCCACCTTTCTGCCGGCTGGCGTGAGAAGGCTGGATTTCAGGACGCTGCTGTTCACGTTGACAATGCGGAGTGCTGAAGTTGGCAAAGCCCCGCCGGAGCGGGGCGGCACGGGTCAGTCGGTGAGCTCGTCCAGCTCGGTCAACAGCGAGCGGATACTCGCGAGGCGCTCGGCGGTGGTTGCGTGCGGTGTTGGGTCAATAGCAAGCGCGGTGACGTCAACGCCGTCGTTCAGCTCAACGGCCAGCGCTTTGCAGCGTTGGATCCGCTGCAGCATCCGGGCTTCGCGAGCGGCGTCTGCTGCGGCGAGCTCATCGAGTTGAGCGGTGAAGAGATCAGCGAGGCTCATGGTCTAGAGGGCGGTGGGCTGTGTGCCCGATGAGATAACTATACACCACAGACCGCGCACCTAGCCCTGCTGTCACAATTCGCAACATAGCCCGTTCCTGTTCTCCCCGCTACCGTTACCGCAGCGGCGGCCAGCCCATGCGGGCGTTCTACTTAGAGATCACCGCCAAGCTCATCATCCGGTCAGACACGGACCCCGACGACCTGCCAGCTGACATCTACAGCCAGCTGGCTGAGTTCATCCCCAGCGACGACGACATCCTCGACATCGAGGTGCACGCCATCCCCCTGCCGCCGGACATCTGTGGATCGACATCACATTGATGAGACCCGCCTAGTCACACGTCGATCAGCGCGCGATCAGATCCACCTCGCATGGAACTACCGCTGCGCTTACTGCGGCGATCCGCTCGGCCGCAGCCCGACGCTCGATCACGTGGTGCCCAAGGTGCACGGCGGGCTCACGGTGCGCGAAAACCTGATCAGCTGCTGCCTGATGTGCAACAGCCAGAAGGGCCACAAGGAGTGGGTCAGCTGGTACCGCGCCCAGCACTTCTGGACACCACTGGGCGAGTGGGCGATCGCGCGGTGGGTTGCGGGAGAGGGTAACGTTGGCGCCTAGACCTTCTTCTGGAGAGTCTGGGCGTTCCCGTAGAGGCCGGCTGCGGGCACCAGGTGGGCACCGCGTGAGGACCCACCACCGGCCACATTATTAAGATATGTTGCAGCGGTCGCAGATGCACCGCCTATCGACTATATTGAATGAGTCGGGAGCGATCCCGGCGTCCACCGCACATAGAAAAATGAATACCCTCTCTGCCGGCCTCGAGGCACTGGCTGACACGCTCCGCTCTGCGGAGGCAGTCGTCGCCGCCTTCCAGACCTTGCGGGACACCACCACCGAAGATCGGTGGGAGGAGCTCTGCAGCGATCCGCTGCTAGATGCTCTGCTGAGTGCCTGCACTGATCTGGAGCACCACCTCGAGCGCTGATGGACCGGCCCGCTTCGGCGGGCCTTTTTTTTGCCTAGCGGTCGGCGCTATCCGTAAGGACGCGCGCGGTGTTGCAGTCGCGGTGGCTGCAGCTGAAACCGTATCGGAGGCCGCTTCAATCAGCACCCAGGCGGGATTCGAACCCGCATCGTCCTGCAGCGCAGTGACCGCCCTGTCCGATTGGTTCGCACTGGGTGAGCCCGATGCCATAGGCAGAGCGGGAACACGATCACGCTACGGCAGGATCCTGCTGCACACCCACAGCGCGATCAGGCACGTCGCCCAATACTCCAGCACCAGCACCAGCACGTCGCGCAGCATCAGCGTGCCAGCAGGTGGTCGAGATACAGCTCGGCCTGCCACAGATCGCTTGAGTAGCGGCAGATCCCACCGACGCAGCTGCGGTAATACAGCTCACCGCCACCATCGGGCTCGAGCGTTTCGATCCATCCGCCGTCACGATCCGTGTGGCTGACCACCTTCGGCTGGCTCATAGATCTCGCACCTGGCCGCGTAGCGACCACCGCTCTGCTTCGATTCTGGCAACGACAGTTCGCAGCGCTGCCGGTGGGTGCACCAATGCAGACAGTCCCAACACATGCGCTGGCCGCCAGCCGGGCGCAGCTTCACCAGCGCTGCCTCGTAGATCTTCTGCGCCCGCAGAAACGCCTCCTGCAGGTGCATGGTGCCGGTGTCAGCCTCCAGCTGGTGCTCGGGCTTCGGTCCAAGGATGACCCGTGCGTACCAGTTCCGATCGGAGCGGCTGCACACCAGCAGCAGGCGGCCGGCGTGCAGTCTGATCATTCTTCCTCGCCGTAAGCCGGCTGATGAAAGATCCGCTCGAGCTGCATCGATGGCGGTTCGATCTCGTTGTTGGTGACGTAGGCCGCCACCGAATCGTTGAGGTTGGTTGCAGTGAACACGGTCGGCCAAAGCCGCTCCTTCACCACCACCAGACTGGTGCGCGGGCTGCGCACCAGAACCCACAGCGCTGCGCGCTCCAGCAGGTTCAGACCAGGCAGGTGCATCATCCCTCCAGTTTGCCGAGCAGTCGGCGGAGATACCAGGCCGCCTTGGCCAGCGATACCGCCTCACCCTTGTGGCGCTCACGCCAGGTGTACTTGATCACGTTGCCCTTGCAGTAGCCGCGAAACTCCTCCGGCGTCAGAGCAGCCTCGATCGCAGCGATGCACTCAATGCCACCCTGCCGGTAGTGGTCTGGGTTGATCTGATCGTTCATTGCAGCCATCCCCATGCGATGCCTTTGCAGATGCGCCATGCGTGCTTCTTGTCGATCTCATACCGGTCGGCCAGCTGCTGGTAGCTGAGCCCGGCAGCGCGAAGCTGGCGCAGTTCGCGCACCAGCTCCTCGCTCAGGATCACGGCGAAGTTCTCCTCACCGCGCTTAAACGGCCGGCTCATCGCCACTTATCCCCGAGCAGCTGCTGGCGGCAGACCTCGATCGCAGCTCTTGCCTGCTTGATGCCAAACACCGAGCCGGTTTCATCCATCGCACGGCACACCTTGGCGACCAGCTCCTCGTAATCGGTGTCACGGAAGTTGGCAGCCAGGTCGAGCGCAAACTCCTGCCACAGCCCGGTGTAGGTGCTGCAGGTGCGGCCGCTGCGTTCGTAGAGCGCGTCCATCATGTCGGCGCGCATCTGGTCGAGTTTGACTGCTTCGCTCATGGCTCGAGGAGTTGACGGATGTGGAGCAGCTCAGCGCAGAGCTGCTGGCGGTTGCGGAGCCCAACGGTGCCGCACAGCTGGTCGATGCGGATGTCGATCAGCTGGCGGATCCGCTGGCGCTCCTCAGTCTGACCAGCCGTGAAGGCGCTGGTGTCGCTGAGCAGCTGCTCAATGCGGTGGCGGATGTCGCTCAAATCTCCGCCTCCTGCTCGAGCTGCCGCCGGGCATAGTTGCCGATCAGCTCGTGTTCGCACATGTAGGCCAGCACCTCGCGGATCGCGGCGCGGGCTTGCATGTGGCCGCACTCTGGCTCGCCAACGATGCAGCTATGCACGCGCTCCACCAGCGAACTTCTAATTTGGCGTGGAGTTGGCGTGGAGTTGGCTTCCAGCGCCTCGACCCTGGCGCGGAGTTCAAGCAGGCAGCGAGCGTCTGCACAATCACTCGCCCATTGGCTTTGCAGCTCCCAATCTTCCGGCTTTGCTTTGCAGTCCATCACGCCACCTCCACCGTGGCACCAGGCCATCGGGCTTGGGCGTATTTCAGTGCGTGCCGCTTGGTCTCGGCGCGGGTGATCCAGGTCATTGGGCGAGCACCTTGTGGGTAGACAATCAGCCGGTATTCACGGGTGCGGACCTTCGGCCGCGGCCGGCTGATGCCGTCACCGTGCTTGCTGGTGGTGGGTTCCTCTGCCCATTGCCAAGGCAGCATTGCTCCGGTTGTTTCAGCCATGGGTTTCTTCGGTGTTGAGCCATTCGATCTGCGACCACCACTCGAGCCATGTGTCGGCGGCGATCAGCTTGGCCTCAGTGAGGCTGGATGCCTCCACGCACTCGAGCACGTTGGCGGCCTTGATCTGGAAGTAGAAGCGGCGGTCAGTCATGGGATCAGCGGATCAATGGATGCGCTCGCTTGATCGACCAAAGACAAATACGTATCTTTGTCTAGAGAGCCCTTGGCGGCGTTAACAAAAGCACGCTCCCAGCGGCTGTTTTTTTCGTCAAGAGCTCGCTTTTTAGATTCCCTAACCTCTTGATGCGTTGCATGGATAAGAGAGACGACTAAGGAGCGCAGCGCGACAATCCGGTCCATTTCTTTGTAGTGCCTAGACGATTCGGCATGGGCTTGAGCTGACAGGTCTGATGATGCTTTTTCCAGTTCAGCCTTGATGGTCAAGAGAGTTTCTCTCTCTAGCCCCCACAAATCACTGGGTGCTGAAAGTCTGCAATCCAGTGATTTGCAATACCAGTACGATGGCCGCTTGGCTGGAATTGTGTATTCGGGCTGATGTGTCCTGATCGTGGCCATGTTTGTGCTCATGGGCGCACCACCTGCTGCGTGCCGGAGTGGGTGGGGCTGTGATGTGCGCCGGACTCGATGCCGATCATGGCGAACACGCTCGCGGCGATCAGGCAGCAGATGGCGTTGTTGATGTGGTTGATCATGATGCAAGCGCCACACGGACGCGGTAACGGGTGATGTTGAGGCGGGCGGCGATCTGACGCTGGCTCAGACCGGTGCGGTGCAGGACGCGAACGCGGCGATCGTCGCTGGCAGTGAGCCAGTCGATCACTGCGACCACAAGCAGCAGCGGCAGGAACAGCTTCCAGATCAGCAGCAGGGTGGTGGCGATCATGGCTGGAGTAGATAGGTGTGCCGGACCAACCGGCGGTGTGGGCTTACTTAGGCCGTGTTGGGCTCGTGGTGTCGCGTCGTGTACCCGGTTCCGCGGGGGAGATTGTTTAGCGAGGGATCCCCGTCCCTCGTGTCACCACTATACACCGTAGGCCGCGCACCGCGCACCGCTGCTGTCACATTCCGTTACGTCCCCACCGGTCGCGCTCCTCCACCGCCTCCACGCGCATCTTGGTGTGCCCTGTGCTCAGCTCCAGCGGCACGCGCAGCACTGGCTTGTGCAGGTGGGCAGCGCTCCAGCCCACCGCGTAATCAGGCACCGTCACCTCCACCGTGAACCACTTATGGCCGCAGTCGGCGCACTGACGACGGCGCACCACCTGGTCCGGCAGTCGGTTGTTTGTGATCGGCACCCGGATGGTCTCGCTACTGCATTTGGGGCATTGCATCGGCAACATGGGGGCAGTTCGCCCCAGAACAATGAAATTCGGTGAGTGGATGGTGGCGCAGATACCACCCGAAAAACAGTTTTTGATCGAAAAGCAATGCCGCGACATCGAACGCCACCCGCAGGTGGGGCCGCTCGCGGCAAAGCTCCTCAAGCAGTGCTACCACCAGCAGGAAATGCTCCAAGCCGCGGTCAATGAGATCGCGCGCCTGGAGCTCCTGCTGATGCAGGCCTAGAACAGATCGGCCTCGATGTCGATCACCACGCCATCGGTGGCCGCGGCGAGACTTGCAGCTGCGCTCTGAGCGGTGACGGGCGGCACCCAGTCGCGGGGAGGCTGAGCCACAGCGCTCACATAGGCAAGCCCCTTGCTGCTGGTCTTCTTCCAGCCGCTGATCGGTACCTGGACGCTGCCGTATTGATCTGGCGTCTGGCTAAGCACGAATGCGCAGAACGCATCGAGCTCCTCCACCTTCACGCTCATCATTCCGCTGAAATCCACCTTGCTCTCAGGCTTGGTGGATTTGAAAATTGCCAGGTTCAGCTTGAAGCTCATTGCTCTCCGGGGTTGATGGTGTTGGCCTGTTCGTATTGCTCCACCTCGGCCAGGGGGTAGAGCACGAAACCGGGCGTGCGGAAGTATGCAGGCCCCTTACCGGTCTTGCGCCAGCGCAGCAGCGTGTCACGACTGACACCCCACCGCTCGCATAACTGCGTGGCGGTTAAGTAGTCAGAAGATCTCATCGTCATCCGTTGCAGCGGCTGCTGTTTCAGGCTGCAGCTTGGCATTCAAATCGGCCACGCTTGTGGTTGCCGGTGCTGCGCTGACCGTTACCGGCTGCACGTCCAACACCTCTTCCTGGCTCTGCATACCGAGCAGCATGTCACTCGCATACAGACGGCCCCAGAAGGCCGCGGCGCGGTAGCGAATCATCAGCTCCGGCATGGTCTGCCATTTGCTGCCGCTCTTGGTGGCCCATCCTTCCTTCTTCGCCATCGCCATGGTGACAGTTGGGCCTTTCAGCTCTTGGCTGCTGGCCAGATCGGTGGCGACCGCATAGCAGGCCAGGCCATCGCCTTCACCGTGCATCTCAAACCGCAACGGGCTGAAGCGGCCGCAGCCGTTCACCATCGCAATGATGAAGCTGCTGCTCCACGATGGGCGACCGTGGATCACGTGCAGGTGCTGCATGGCAAGAAATGGGCTGATGCCCATGCGGCCTGCAATCTCGAGCGCGACGAGGCAGTTGGCAAAGCCCTGCTGCCCTTGGAACTGCGGCGGAATCAGCGTGCTGCTAGCCAGTGCCTTGGCGATCCGTTGCGCATCCTCGAAAGCCTGGATGCCCGAGAAGACTGAGCCTCCGGGTTGTGTGGTGGTGAGTGCTGTTGATTCAGTCATCAGTACGTCTCGATCTCGGTGATCTGTTGCTGCGCGCCATTGGCGCCCGTCATCCAACCCGGCAGGCTGATGGTCTCGATCTGATCGCTGTAGCTCGGCCAACTATCAGCAGCACGGCAAACGGCCAGCTTGCCTAGATCCTTCATGGCCTGTTCATAGCCGCGATCAGTCATCACCTCATCAGCGGCATAAACCGCCACGGCGTAGGGCGCGGTCGATTCCACACAGATAAAGATGAACTGATCCGGGCGCTTGCCGGTGGCCTGCTCAACCCCGTTCAGATACCAAGCTGTCTGCACGTGGTAGCGGTAATCAGCGATGCTGCGCATGAAGCCGCGTGGGCTGGCGTCACGCGTGGTTTTGAGATCCACCATGATGCTGCCGTCATCGGTCAGCCAATCCGGCCGGCACTTGCACTCCACCCCATAGGTGGCATCCGTCCACATGTGTGTGGTCTCAGCCTTGCCCGGCAAAGCCAGCAGCATTGCTGCACCGGGATGGCGCATGATGCTGCGGCCCATGGCCATCACCACCTCGGCATCGTCGGCGGTGATCACCGTTTTGCCAGCAGCAGCGGCCTCGAATGCTGCATAAGACTCCTTGCCGGCCTTGGTGCGGCGATCCATCGCAGGCGCTACGGCGATCTCTTCATCCCACCTGCTCAGCTCAAGCACGTGCGTATGCAACGCAGTGCCAAGACGCATGGCAGCAGACGGCTCCGGCGTGATGCGGTTCGGATCCAGGTAGCGCGACCAATAGTGCAGCGGTGATCGCGCGATGAGATCCAGATGAGACTTTGAGACGGCCGGATGCGCGTGATACGCAGTGTTGTCCATAGTTGCGGGCAGTTGCGGCCAAATACTAGCAGTTGCGGCAGGCTGCGCTACTGTGCCGAGCGCTGGGACACCCAGCCCGATCCTCCGCCTATGACCTACTCAGACTTTCTGGCTTCAAAGTCCACAGCCTGCCCACCAGCAGGATTTGATCCGGCATCCTTCACCGCGCCGCTGTTCCCCTTTCAGCGGGACATCGTGACCATGGCCTGCCGTGTTGGCAGGTTCTGCATCTGGGCCGACTGCGGCATGGGCAAAACCGCCATGCAGCTTGAGTGGGCACATCAGGTGCATCAGCACACTGGCGGCAACGTGCTGGTGCTGGCGCCGCTTGCCGTGGCACATCAGACCGTGCGCGAGGGCAGCAAGTTCGGCATCCCATGCGCGTTCGCTGCCACGCAGGCCGAGGTCAAGCCCGGCATCACGATCACCAACTACGAGAAGCTGAGCCACTTCGACCCAGCCGCCTTCGATGGCGTGGTGCTTGATGAAAGCAGCATCCTCAAGGCATACACCGGCAAGATCCGCAACCAGATCATCGAGTCCTTCGCGCAGACGCCATTCCGGCTGGCTTGCTCAGCCACGCCAGCACCGAACGACCACATGGAGCTCGGCAACCATGCCGAGTTCATCGGCGTGATGACCCGCACCGAGATGCTGGCCATGTTCTTCGTGCATGACGGCGGCGACACCGCTAAGTGGCGGCTCAAAGGTCACGCGCAATCCAAGTTCTGGGAGTGGGTCTGCAGCTGGGCGGTGACCATCCGCAAACCATCGGACCTTGGCTACGACGACGGCAGCTTCATCCTGCCGGCACTTGAGATCAGTGACTGCACAGTTGAGACGCCACGTGATGCCGCAACTGATGACGCTGGCCAGATGGCGCTGTTCGCCATGGAGGCCCGCACATTGAGCGATCAGCGGCAGGTGCGCAAGGCATCGCTCGATCTGCGCGTTGCAGCAGCAGCCACCCTGGCCAACAAAAGCACCGAGCAGTGGTTGATCTGGTGTGACCTGAATGATGAATCCAAGGCGCTCACTGCTGCCATCCATGGCGCGGTTGAGGTCAGTGGCTCTGATTCAGATGATCACAAGCAGCAAGCCGCCATCGATTTCCAAGATGGCAACATCCGCGTGCTAGTCAGCAAGCCCAGCATCTTTGGTTTTGGTCTGAACTTTCAGGGCTGCCACAACGTCGCCTTCGTTGGTCTGTCACACAGCTACGAGGCGTTCTATCAAGCCATCCGCCGCTGCTGGCGCTTCGGCCAACAGCAACCCGTCAATGCTCACATCATCTACGACGTGGCAGAAGGTCGCGTGATCGACAACATCCGCCGCAAAGAAGCGGACAGCATCGCCATGGCCGAATCAATGGTCACCATCATGAAGCAATCCACAATGGAACAACTCAAGAAGATCCAGCGCCAAGTCGCTCCACACATCACTGAGCACAAGACTGGCGACAACTGGGATCTGTACATGGGCGACTGCGTGGAGAGCATCCGCCAGCTGGACTCTGATTCGATCCACTACAGCATTTTCAGCCCGCCGTTCGCGTCGCTCTACACCTACTCCAACAGCGACCGCGATATGGGCAACAGCCGCACCGAGCAGGAGTTCTTCGATCACTTCGCATTCCTTGCCAGTGAGCTGCACCGCGTGATGATGCCCGGCCGGCTGATCAGTTTCCATTGCATGAATCTGCCCAGCAGCAAAGAACGCGATGGCTTCATCGGCGTGAAAGACTTCCGCGGTGACATGCTGCGCATCTTCCAGGCTGCTGGATTCGTGTTCCATAGCGAGGTGTGCATCTGGAAGGATCCCGTGACCGCAATGCAGCGCACCAAAGCAATCGGTTTGCTGCACAAGCAAGTGCGTAAGGACTCTGCGCTCAGCCGCCAGGGCATCCCTGACTACCTGGTGACCGTGCGCAAGCTGGGCGACAACCCAGAGCCGGTAGCTGGCCCGTTCACTGAGTTTGCCGGTGAAAACCCGCCAGCCAAAAGCGGCGATCCGATCAAGGACTCGATCAACATCTGGCAGCGCTACGCCAGCCCCGTATGGATGGACATCAATCCATCAGACACGCTGCAATACCGCAGCGCACGCGCCAATGAGGATGAACGCCACATCTGCCCGCTGCAACTCGAGGTGATCCGCCGCGGCCTGCAGCTATGGAGCAACCCAGGCGATCTCGTGCTGAGCCCTTTTGCTGGCATCGGCAGCGAAGGCTACGTCAGCCTTGAGATGGATCGCCGCTTCGTTGGCTTTGAACTGAAGCCCAGCTACTTCAACTGCGCTGTCAAGAACCTGACCAATGCACAAGCAGCAAAGCAGGCGGAGTTGCTGCCATGCAGCTGAGGTCTTACCAAGACCGCGCCATTGATGATCTGCGCTCGGCTTATCAGTCGGGCGCCAATGCACCGCTGCTGGTCTTACCAACCGGCGGCGGCAAAACCTGCATCATTGCCGCGATCTCAGCCAATGCCGCAGCACGTGGCCGCCACGTCTTGATACTCGTGCATCGCCGTGAACTGATCCACCAGACCAGCAGCAAGCTCGCATGGGTTGGACTTGATCACGGCATCATCGCCGCAGGCATTCCGCCATCCGATCACGCGGTGCAGATCGCATCCGTGCAAACACTCGCGCGCCGGCTGAGCCGGTTGAACTGGCAGCCGACGCTGATCATCATTGATGAGGCCCACCACGCCACTGCAGGGCAGTGGGCGCGCATCCTCGATCATTGGCCCGATGCCTACCGCCTTGGTGTCACCGCCACGCCATGCCGTCTCGATGGTTGCGGACTGCGCGGGACCTTCGACACCATGGTGCTCGGCCCCAGCGTTGCCGATCTGATCTTCACTGGCTACCTCTCGCCCGCACGGATCTACGCACCACCAGTGGTCGCTGATCTGCAGGGCATTCGCAGCCGTGGTGGTGACTACGCCAACGATCAGGCCGCGGCCGCTATGGATCGGCCCACAGTCACCGGCGATGCCATCAGCCACTACCAGCGTCTAGCAGCAAGCCAGCAGGCCATTGCCTTCTGTTGCAATGTCAAGCACGCAGTATCAGTGTGCGACGCATTTAAGACAGCAGGTATTGGCGCGGAACTGCTGCTAGGCAATACTCCATGCCGCGAGCAGGTGGTGGCCGACTTTGCCGCGCATCGCATCCGCGTGCTCGTCACTGTCGACGTGGTGAGCGAAGGATTCGATGTGCCAGCCGCCAGCTGCGCCATCCTGCTCAGACCCACGCAATCACTCGGCCTTTACCTGCAGCAGGTCGGCCGCGTCCTGCGTCCAGCGACTGGCAAGGAGCACGCCGTGATCCTCGACCATGTGGGCAACGTCCACCGCCATGGCTTCCCCGATGATCACCGCGACTGGTCGCTGGACGATCGCCTGAAGCGCAGCCGCGCAGCTGGTGCTGCAGCGCCCACCGTCCGCACCTGCCAAGTCTGCTTCGCGGCCTTCCCACCACAGCCGGCATGTCCCTGCTGCGGCACACCCGTGCCGATCCAGCCCGCACGCCAGCTGCGCCAGGTGGCCGGTGAGCTGAAGGAACTGAAGCGCGACACACATCAGCTCAAGGTCGGCATGAAGGTGGGATACAAGCAAGAACCGCCGTATGGGCGCGAAGTCGGACCTCACACAATCAGCGGCATTCAGAATGACATCGCGATCTTCAACGGTGATCTATTCCACTGGGCACCATTAAGCGCGATGGCACCTTGGCCAGTCGACAGCCAGCATCGACACCGGGAAGTCGGCCGTGCCCGCACGCTGCCCGAGCTCATGGCCATCGCACGCCAGCGCGGCTACAGCCCCGCATGGGCGTGGAAGGTCCACAATGCGCGGAGCAACGCGCAGCGATGAAGCACATCTTCTCCTGTGGTGGTGGCGTGCAATCCACGGCCTGCCTGGTGCTCGCTGCACAGGGCACCATCCCCTACCGCACCTTCGTCTTCGCCAACGTCGGCGATCAGTCGGAAGACCCACGAACCCTGGCCTACATCGCCGAGGTGCTGAAGCCCTTCGCCGCGGCTCACGGCATCGAGTGGATCGATGTGCAACGCCGGCGCCGTGATGGCACACCCGTTGATCTCTACGCCGAGCTGCAGCGCCCGATCCGCTCCATCGACATTCCCGTGCGCATGTCCAACGGTGCCCCTGGCCGCCGGAACTGCACCGTCCACTTCAAGATCAAGCCGATCGCGAAATGGATCCGCCGCAACGCACCAGGCTGCACCCTCGGCAAGGGCATCAGCGTGGATGAATATCACCGTGCCACACCATCACGCGAAGACGACGGCTACACCTCCGCCTACCCGCTGATCGAGCTGGGGCACCGCCGAGCTGACTGCCTCGAGATCGTGAAGGCCGCAGGCCTGCCCCAGCCGCCGAAATCCTCCTGCTGGTTCTGCCCCTACAAGACCACCGAGCAGTGGACCGCCATGCGCCAGCAGCGCCCCGGCCTGTTCGCCAAGGTGGTGGAGCTGGAGCAGCAGCTGAACAGTAAGCGCTCCACCTTGGAGAAGGATCCGATCTACATCAGCGGCATCGGCTCCAGGCGCAGCCAGCCGATCGACATTGCCGTGCCGGATCAGCTCGGGTTGTTCCCTGAGTGGTACGACGAGCAAGATGGCTGCGAGAGCGGCTACTGCATGACATGAACGCCGAGACCGACCTGCAGCAGCGCATCCGTCTCGCGCTCGGTACGCACCCCGATGCCCGACTGTTCCGCAACCAAGTCGGCTCGCTCCCCGATCCACGCACCGGCCGTCTCGTCACCTTCGGCCTTGCCCGCGGCTCCGCTGATCTGATCGGCTGGCGCACCGTGACCGTCACCCCCGAGATGGTCGGGCAGCGCATCGCCGTGTTCACGTCGCTGGAGATCAAGACACCCTCAGGTCGCCTCTCACCTGCTCAGACCCACTGGCTTCATGCCGTCCGCTCAGCTGGTGGCATCGCTGGCGTGGCGCGCAGTGTGCCGGATGCGTTGCAGATCATCGGATCGCCGCTAGGATCACCCCAGCGATCCCCCAGCGATCCCCATGCAACCTAAGCGCACACAGCGCCGCACCATCACCCTTGATCTACCGCCAGAGCAGATCACCTGGCTGGATCAGCAGGCCGCCGGCCTCATCTCACGCTCGGCCTTCGTGCGTCAGCTCATCGCCGCAGCCATGCAGCAGCAGGCCGCCAAATGACCGCCTGTCCCCATTGCCGCCTGCGGGCCGGCCAAGAAGCCGTCAAGCATTGCGAACGCCTGCAGTGCGGCTTGAGCCTGACCCTGAAAGGTGCTGATCGCTTCAAACGCAAGATGCACGCTGAGTTGGCTCAGCTCATCACCGCTGATGTGCTTTATCAGGCGTACACCGGCGAGGAAGACATCTACAAGCTCGACCAGATCCGCCGCCGCTGGATTGATGATCCGGTCGTTACCAGCAAGGCGCATCAGTGGCCTGAGCGGTTAGAGCAGCTTGCCGCCAAGCGCCGACAGGAGATTGCAGACAACCGCACAGCAGTTCAGCAGTACACGCTCGGTCTCTTTTCATGACCCGCATCACAGATCTCGCCAACGGCCACTGGCCGTCGATCCTTGGCGCCTTGGCAGGCCTCACCGCCGAGCAGCTCACCGACAAGCATCAGCCATGTCCGCTCTGTGGTGGCCGCGATCGCTACCGCTTCGATGATCAGAACGGCTCCGGCTCTTGGTTCTGCAATCAGTGCGGCGGACCGCAGCAGGCCGGTGGTGCCGGCAATGGCATGGAGCTCCTGCTGCGCCGCACCGGCTGGGACTTCCGCACCGCTGCCCAGCGCATCGAGCAGCACCTCGGCATCACGCCGCAGCGCCCAGAGCCACCCACCAAGGGCGCCGAGTCCGTCTGGCACTACAGCGACACCTTTCTGGTCTGCCGCTTCCCCGGCAAGAAGATCAGACCCCTCCACTGGACCGGCAGCCGCTGGGAGTGGAAGGCGCCGCCAGCACCGCGCCCGCTGCTCAACCTCAGCCAGCTGCGCTCACGCACTGGCACCGTCCTAGTGGTCGAAGGTGAGAAGGCTGCTGATGCCGCAGCCAAGCTCTACCCCAAAGCTGTCGTCACCACCTGGCCGTCAGGCTGCAAGGCGATCGACAAGGCCGACTGGTCGCCTCTCACCGGCCGGCGCGTCATCCTCTGGCCTGATGCTGATGCCGTAGGCCAGCAGGCCATGGATCGCCTCGCGCAGCTGCTGCTGCGCCTGCCCGTCGATCGGGTGCAAATAGTCGCCAACTATCCGGAATTGCCAGAAGGTTGGGATCTCGCTGATGCCACATGGAGCGAAGCCGAAGCGCTCGAGCACCTGAAGGCGAACCTGTCGCAACCCCTCGAGCTCGATGAGCTGATCGCACCCGAACCTGAACCTGAACCAGACCCTGAGCCCGATCTGCCCGATCTCGACGCGAACGGTCATTTCACCTGCCTTGGTTTCGATGGTGATGCCTACTACTACCGTCCGCACAACACCGGCCAAGTCGTTCGCCTCACCCGCGCATCACACACCTCAACCAACCTCGTCTCACTCGCTCCGCTCGCCTACTGGGAGCAGCTCTGCCCCGGCCAGCGCTCCGCCGTGGATTGGACGCAGGCAGCAGCCACCCTTTTCGCCATCAGCGCAGAGCGCGGTTTCTACAACCCCGATCGCATCCGCGGCCGCGGCGCATGGTGGGACGAAAAGCGCACCATCCTTCACCTCGGTGATGAGCTGGTAGTGGACGGCAAGCGCCATCCAGTGCTGCGCCCCTTCGACTCGAAATACCTCTACCAGCGCATGTCGGAGCTGGAAGGTTCCGGCAACGCCAAGCCCCTTTCCGACGCTGAAGCCATCACCATCTGTGAGCTGGCCGAACGCTTCCATTGGGAGGTGCCAGCCTCCGGCCTTCTGCTGGCTGGCTGGGTCACGCTCGCTCCGATCTGCGGTGCGCTGCCATGGCGCCCGCACGCATGGCTCACCGCAGCAGCAGGCTCCGGCAAGTCCGCCATCCTTGATCGCTATGTCGCCGTGCTTCTCGGTGACATGGGGCTGATCGTGGCAGGCAACACCACCGAAGCAGGCCTGCGCCAAACCCTCCGCTGCGATGCTCTGCCCGTCGTTTTCGATGAGGCCGAGTCCAACGAAAAGGCTGACCAGGTGCGGATGCAGAACATCCTCGCCTTGGCTCGTGTTGCGTCCAGCGAGTCTCACGCAACCATGCTCAAGGGCAGCCCAGGGGGTGACGTGACCCGATTCAACATCCGCTCGATGTTCCTCATGTCGTCGATCGCCACAGCTCTCAAGCAAGGCGCCGACCGTTCACGCTTCGCTCAGCTCACCCTGCGCTCACCCAACGAACTGCCCAAGGCCGAACGCATCAAGCACTGGGAAGCTCTCGATCGTGACCTCGATCGCCACATCACCCACCAGACCGCACAGCGCCTCATCGCACGCACCGTCTCGCTGATCCCGATGATCAGAGCCAGCGTTCGCGTCTTCACCAAGGCCGCGGCCGAGCACTTCGATTCACAGCGCCTAGGCGATCAGTACGGCACCCTCCTCGCCGGTGCATGGTCGCTCATGTCCAGCGAGGTGCCCACACCACAGCAAGCCAAGCAGCTCATCGATCAGAACGACTGGGAGCCCTACAGCCAGACCACCGAGGTGCCTGATGAGCAGCGCTGCATTCAGCGCATCCTCCAGCACCAGGTCCGCGTTGAGACCGATGAGAAGACCGTCACTCGCACCCTCGGCGAGCTGGTCGAAATCGTCTGCCATCACCTCAACGATCACGACGTGTCCAGCCGCCACGCTCAGGAGAGCCTCGGACGCCATGGCCTACGGGTCGATGCGGAAGCGGATCAGCTGCTGGTGAGCAACACCGCAGAGGCCTTGGCCAGCATCCTGCGTGACACGCCGTGGTCGCACAGCTGGGCAACGGTGCTCGGTCGGCTGTCTGGTGCGAGCAAAGCAGGCGCCACCCGTTTCAGGGGCGCAGGTGCCATCTCCAGGGCGATTGCGTTACGGATTTCGGCTTTGCAACGGGCTTGAAACGGGGTCTGTTACGGCCGAAATCCCTTGCGCTGCAACGGGTTAGCCAAAAGCGTAACGGTGTAACGGTTTTTGGCCAAGACTCTCTCTCTCTCTCGTATAGAGAGGTGTGCGTGAAGACCCCCCTCTAAACACACACAATAAAATAAATCTATTCATAAAAATAGTGGTTACATGGTTACGCAGCCCCTTAAACCCCTGCACCGCAAGGGGTCTTGATGTAACAGCCCCTGTTACGCCGGCGTTACGCCTGTGACAGCCGATCTCACCGCTTCCTACTCGCCTGGCCAAGCTGCCGCCCCTACCCTTGATCCATGGCAACCCTCACCCTCGACATCAAGTCAGAGCTGCCCAAGGCCATCAGGTGGACCGACACCATGACTAAGCAGCTGCCGTTTGCCATTGCGCAGGCGCTCAACAGCGTTGGCTTTGACGCACGCACCGCACTGAAAGGCGCCTCACGCACCTACTTTGATAAGCCCACCCCGTTCATCCAGAACGCATGGCGCGTGGAGAAGGCCAGCAAGCGCAACCTTGTGGTGACGGTGTTCCCTGAGGCCAAGCGTGAGCCCTACCTGCGCGCCAACATCACTGGCGGCAGACGTGGCACCAAGCCATTTGAGGCCAAGTTTCTCGGAGAGGCGTCTGGAAGACTCTCAGGCAGCTCCAAGCTCATCCCTGCGGTCATCCGGCGCAACGCACAGGGAAACGTGTCTCTAGCCGCTCTCAGGCGCCTCTCAGCGCAGATGGGTAAGCCAGGTCGTGGTGGCGTGTTTGTTGGCACCCCATCAGGCGGCAACCGTCCACCAGGCGTCTACCAACGCGGCACCAAGGGCAGGCTTGTGCCCCTCTTCGTCGCAATCCCCTCAGCCACCTATCGGCCGATCTTCCCCATCAACGACATCGGCACCAAGATCGCCGAGCGGCGCTTTGGCACTTACCTGCGCACCAGCCTCGAGCGGGCTGTCGCCAGCGCCAAGTAAGCGGCCATCACAGCAGCGTTATGGACTCATCGAGGGGATCGCTGAGAAGCCCTGCGCCGCAACGGGTTTAAGCGGGTCCCTCCCCCAAAATCTATCGGGGGTGATCGCAAACCCCGCGCTTTTTCTAGCGTCAGGTCTCATCGGTCTCTAACGGGACTCAGCGTGAGACAAAAGGCCATAGTCTCCCCACGAGTTAAGCGGTTAACTAGGCTGAGTTAACCAACGCTAGAGCCGAAAACCTTAGTGCTCGTCACGTTTTCCGAGTTCGCCGCGCTGAAGGGATGCTCGAAAGCTGCCGTTACTGCAGCGATTCGATCGCGCATCGGTGCGGCTGTTGTGGAGAAGGACGGCAAGCGCTGGCTGGATCGCGACCAAGCGCTCGAGCTGTGGAACCGGAACACCAAGGCGACGCACAACGCGAAGGTGAGCCAGCCGGATCCGGTGGAGCCGCGCACGCCCGTGGAGCTGCGCAAGGCGATTGATGCGCTGCCGGATGATGCAATCCCTGAGCTGAACGAAAGCCGGGCAAGGAGGGAGCACTATCAAGCGGAGCTGGCAAAGCTGCAGGTGGCGCAGCAGCGCAAGGAGCTGGTGCCGGCTGATGAGGTGAAGAAACAGGCGTTTCAGATTGGACGCAGCGTGAGAGAGGCGCTGAGCAACCTTGCCGATCGGCTGTCGCACCAGCTGGCGGGTGAGACCGACCCTGCGGTAATCCACCAGCTGCTGAGCGATGAGCACCGTGATGCGCTGCTGGCGCTGGTGGAGGCAGACCGATGAGCGTCTGGCGCACGGCCTTCATGGACGGGCTGCGGCCGGAGCCGCCGCTGACGGTGAGCGCGTGGGCGGATAAGCACCGGCGGCTGAGCAGCAAGGCGAGTGCGGAGCCTGGACCGTGGCGCACCAACCGGACGCCGTACCTGCGTGAGCCGATGGACTGCCTGAGCACCACCAGCACGGTGCAGCGGGTGGTGATGATGTTCGCGGCGCAGACCGGCAAGACGGAGAGCGGCTCTAACTGGCTGGGCTACGTGATCGCGCACGCACCGGGACCGATGCTGCTGGTGCAGCCGACCGTGGAGATGGCGAAGAGGCTCAGCAAACAGCGTCTCGAGAGTCTCATCAGTGAGACACCGGTGCTGACGGAGAAGATTGCGCCGAGCCGCTCGAGGGACTCCGGAAACACGATGTTCGCCAAGGAGTTTCCCGGCGGGATGATGCTGCTGACGGGTGCGAACAGTGCGACAGGCCTGAGATCGACTCCGTGCCGCTACATCTTCATGGACGAGATCGACGCCTTCCCGGCTGACGTGGACGGGGAGGGTGATCCGGTGAGCCTGGCGGAGAAGCGGGCTACCACGTTCGCGCGGCGGAAGATCCTGCTGACCAGCACACCGACCGTGAAAGATTTCTCGCGCATCGAGGCGGAGTATGAGCGCAGCGACCAGCGGCGCTTTTTCGTGCCATGCCCGAACTGTGGCGCGATGCAGTGGCTGAAGTGGCCGCAGCTGAAGTGGGAGCACAACGACCCGAGCACGGCGGTCTACGAGTGCGAGCACTGCCACGAGCGGTTCGCCGAGATCCACAAGCCGGCGATGTTGCGTCAGGGCGAGTGGCGGGCGACGGCGCCGAGCGATGGCAAGACGGCAGGGTTCCAGCTGTCGGGGCTCTACAGCCCGCTGGGCTGGCTGAGCTGGGCGGACATGGTGGACGACTTCCTTCGGGCGAAGTCGGATGCACCGATGCTGAAGTCGTTTGTGAACACGCGGCTGGCGGAGACGTGGGAGGAGGACTTCGCCAGCAAGGTGAGCGCGAGCACGCTGCTGGAGCGCTGCGAGGCTTATGCGGGCGGCAGGCTGCCGGATGGCGTGCTGGCGGTGACGATCGGCGTGGACGTGCAGGGAGGTGGCGGCTCGGCCGGTGACCGGTTGGCGGTGAGCGTGTGGGGCTGGGGCCGCGGCGAGGAGGGCTGGCTGATCGATCACCAGGAGATCGCGGGCGACCCGTGCCAGGCGGAGGTGTGGAAGCAGCTCGATCTGCTGGTGCTGCACGAATGGGAGCACGCCGGTGGCGGCAAGCTGCGGGCGGATGTGGTGGCGGTGGACTCCGGCGGCCACGCAACGGCGGAGGTGTACCAGTACGCGCGGGAGCGCGCTGGTGTGGGCGTGATCGCCATCAAGGGTCAGAGCCAGCGGGGCAAGCCGCCGATCGGCAAGCCGGGCAAGGTGGACATCAACGCCAAGGGGCAGACGCTGAAGCGCGGCGCGCAGGTGTGGCCGGTGGGTGGCGACACGATCAAGACCACGCTCTTCGGCAGGTTGAAGCACAACGAACCCGGCGAGGGTTACCTGCACTTCCATGCGCAGACGGGCGGTGAGTATTTCGAGCAGCTGACGGCGGAGAAGCAGGCGCTGCGGTACGTGAAGGGTTTCCCCGTGAGGGAATGGGTGAAGAAGCCAAGCGCCCGTAACGAGGCGCTGGATTGCCTGGTGTATGCCTATGCGGGATTAAATCGGCTTTATTCGCGGTATGACCGCAGAACAATCTGGGATCAGCTGGAAGCAAGGCTGCAGAAGGCAGCTGATGGTGGCAGCAAGCCGCAGCTAAGATCGGGCAAGGGCAAAGCGCCTTCGTTCGCTACCAGCTGGTGAGGCCGTGAACATCCCCGCGCAAATCAGGGCTGGTGACACGGTGACGTGGCGCGATGAGGCGTCCCGCGACAACCTCGGCGCTGCGATCGACGGCAGCAACCACGGGCTGACCTACTACCTGCGCACCAACGCGAACCACCAAGGTGCGACGGTGGCCGGCGTGACGGTGGCGGGCACACCGGCGGGCAGCGGGTGGACGTTCACGATCGCCAAGACCACCACGGACGGCTTCGCCAGCGGGCAGTGGTATTGGCAGGCGGTGGCGACTGCGACGACCGGCGGTGCGGTGACGACGATCGGCGCTGGGCAGCTGACGGTGCTGCCGGGGCTGGACTACACCGGCCAGCCGAGCGCGTTCGATGGCCGTTCGCAGGCGCAGAAGGATCTGGATGCGGTGCAGGCGGCGATCCGCGCGATCGTCTCCGGCGGCGTGGTGCAGGAGTACAAGATCGGCACGCGCAGCCTGAAGAAGTACGAGATGGCGGACCTGATTCAGCTGGAGAGCAAGCTGAAGGCGGAGGTTAAGCGCGAACAGGCGGCCACAATGGTCGCAAATGGGCTCGGAAGCCCGCACAACCTGTTCGTGAGGTTCTGATGGGCGTCCGCAGCGCAATTCTGGGCTGGCTGCAGCGCGGAACACCGGAACTGGTGAAGGCACCGCGGCGGCGGATGTACGAGGGCGCGAAGTTCTCGCGGCTGACGGCTGACTGGGTGACGGGCAACACCAGCGCCGACAGCGAGGTGTACGGCTCGGCGCAGAAGCTGCGCGATCGAGCACGGCAGCTGTGCCGCGACAACGACTACGCCAGGCAGGCGCTGCGTGCCATCGAGGGCAACGTGGTGGGGCAAGGCATCCCGTTTCAGGCGCAGGTGCGGATGCTGCGCGGCGGCCGGCTGGATGGTGGCATCAACGATCAGATCGAGCAGGCATGGCGCCAGTGGATCAAGGCGCGGCACTGCCATACCGGCGGCAAGTTGACGTTCCACGACATCGAGCGGCTGGTGGTGCGCGCGTGCGCCGAGTCCGGCGAGGTGTTCGTGCGGCTGGTGAAGCAGCCGTTCGGCGGCAGCAGCGTGCCGCTGGCGATCGAGGTGCTCGAGGCTGATCTGCTGGATGACGGGCTCAACGGCCGCAGCCAGCAGGGCAATGAAATCAGGATGGGCGTCGAGGTGGACACATGGGGCCGCCCGGTGGCGTACCACTTCCTCGCCTATCACCCCGGCGATTATCAGTTCAGCAACCAGCAGATCTCGACGCAGCGGCACAAGCGCGTGCCGGCCGAGGAGGTGATCCACCTCTACCGGATGGAGCGGCCGGGGCAGACACGCGGCGTGACGTGGTTCGCCAGCGCGATCCAGCGGCTGCATCACCTGCAGGGCTACGAGCAGGCCGAGGTGGTGCGCGCGCGCGCGAGCTCGGCGCTGATGGGCTTCATCACCAGCCCTGAGGGCGAGCTGCAGGGCGATGAGGTGATCAACGGCGAGCGGGTGTCGAATTTCGAGCCCGGCGTCTTCAAGTACCTGGCGCCCGGCGAGTCGGTGAGCGTGCCGCAGCTGGATGCCCCGGATGGGCAGTTCGAGCCGTTCCTGCGCGCAATGCTGCGGGCAATGGCGGCCGGTGTCGGCTGCAGCTACGAGACGATCAGCCGCGACTTCAGCCAGACGAACTACAGCAGCTCGAGGCTGAGCCTGCTGGAGGATCGCGACCACTGGCGCATCCTGCAGAACTGGCTGATCGAGAACCTGCACCAGCGGGTGTTCGATGCCTGGCTCGACATGGCCGTGCTGAGCGGTGCGCTGCCGCTGCCGAACTACGAGCTGCAGGCCGATCGCTACAAGGCGGTGCGGTGGATGCCGCGCGGCTGGGCATGGGTGGACCCCGCCAAGGAGGTTGAGGCCTACGCGCTGGCGGTGCGCAACGGCTTCAAGACGCTGAGCGAGGTGGTCGCGGAGCAGGGCGGCGACCTCGAGGAGCTGATGCGCGCACGCCGGCAGGAGCTGGATGATGCCGAGCAGCTGGACCTGAAGTTCGACACCGACCCGAGCGCCGATGTGGTGCCGGCCGGTAACGCAGCAGTGGCTGACGATAATGGGACAGACAACCCGGACAACACCGATGGATCTATCGCGTGACCTTGAAGGGCAACTGTTGAAACGCTCTGAGGTTGCTGACTTCACGGTCAGCGAAGACGAGCGGTCGATTGAGTTCCCCTTTTCGAGCGAGTTTCCTGTCGCTCGCTACTTCGGCAATGAAGTGCTGAGCCACGATGAGCGCAGCGCTGATCTTTCGCGGCTGAATGATTCTGCACCGCTGCTGTTCAACCACGATCCCGACAAGGTGATCGGTGTTGTTGAGCGCGCGTGGATCGATGGCAAGAAGAAACGCGGCTATGCCAAGGTGAAGTTCAGCCGTAACGCCTTCGCGCAGGAAGTGCTCGCGGATGTGCGTGACGGCGTGCTGCGCAACGTAAGCTTCGGCTACGCGATCAACGACATGGAGCAACGCGGCAGCGGTGATTTCGTCGCTACCAGCTGGGCTCCCTACGAAGTGAGCGTGGTTAGCATACCTGCAGACCCCACTGTGGGTGTGGGTCGGTCTCTCGAGGCCGATCCTGCGGCCTCCGCCGCATCACCAACCCCCCAACCAGAACCTGAGGTTCCGATGGAAAACACCCCCGACATCTCGGCGGTGCGGGCTGAAGCGGCTCAAGAGGCTGCCAAGGCTGAGCGCGCCCGTATCTCCGGCATCACTGCTCTGACCGAAAAGCACGGCATGGCTGATCTCGGCCGCCAGCTGATCGAGGGTGGCCGCAGCCTCGACGAGGCTCGCGCTGCTGTGCTCGAGAAGATCGGCGCCAAGGTTGAGCCCGTGGCTGAGAAGGCCTCCGACGTTGGCATGACCGAGAAGGAGGTGCGCAGCTTCTCCTTCCAGCGCGCGATCAACGCACTGGCCAACCCCCAGGACCGCAAGCTGTGGGAAGCCGCCGCTTTCGAGCGTGAGTGCTCCGAGGCTGCTGCCGCCAAGGCCGGCAAGACCGCGCAGGGCATCATGGTGCCCAACGAGGTGCTGCGCCGCGACCTGACCGTGGCATCGGCCGCTTCGGCTGGTGATCTGGTCGGCACCGACTTCCGCCCCGGCTCCTTCATCGAGCTGCTGCGCAACCGCTCCGCCCTTGCTGGTCTCGGCGTCACCTCGCTGACCGGCCTCAGCGGCAACGTGGCGATCCCTCGCCAGACCGGCGCTGCAACCGCCTACTGGGTGGCTGAGTCCGGTTCTCCCACCGAGAGCAACCAGACCGTCGATCAGGTGAACCTGAGCCCCAAGACCGTGGGCGCCTTCACCGACTACAGCCGCCGTCTGATGCTGCAGTCCAGCATCGATGTGGAGCAGATGATCCGCCAGGATCTCGCCACCGTGCTGGCACTGGAGATCGACCGCGTGGGTCTCTACGGCCTGGGCAACACCAACCAGCCTCTGGGCATCAAGCTCACCACCGGCATCAACACCAAGGACTTCGCCGCCAACACCCCGACTTACGCCGAGGTGGTGGACATGGAGAGCCAGATCGCTGCCGACAACGCCGACATCGGCGCCATGGCTTACCTGATGAACGCCTCCATGCGCGGCGCTCTGAAGACCAAGGACAAGGGCACCGACACCGGCGCTTACGTGTTCGAGCCCGGCGGCACCGTGAACGGCTACAACGCCGTGGTGTCCAACCAGGTGGCCTCCGGCGACATCTTCTTCGCCGTGTGGAACCAGCTGATCATGGCAATGTGGTCTGGTCTGGATCTCACCGTGGATCCCTACACCCACAGCACCAGCGGCACCGTGCGCGTGGTGGCTCTGCAGGATGTGGACTTTGCAGTCCGTCACCCTGAAGCCTTCTGCCGCGGCGCAGACACCCTCTGATCGAAAGGAGGCGGGGCGGCCTAACGGTCGCCCCTACCAACCATGAAGATCAGAATTGTCCGTAACACTGTTGCAGGTGGGCAGGCCGTAAAGGCCGGCCAAGTGGTTGAGGCGTCCGACGCTGATGCGCGCTACTTGTTGGCAGTTGGCAAAGCTGAAGCAGTGGCCGAGGCACCTGCTCCTGAGCCCGAGGTTGAGGCTCCCAAACGCAAACCCCGCACAAAGGTGACCACCGATGGCGATCTACCAGCAGACGCTTGAAAAGCTGCAGCACTTCCCGCTGCATCCCGTTGGCCAAGAGACCGCGACCTTCACCGGCGCGACCACCAACATCGCTGACCTGAAGGACTTTGACGGCGACATCCAGATCATTCTGGATTCTGGCGCTGCCGCTGCTTCCGGCACCATGACCGGCAAGATCCAGACCAGCGACACCACCACCTCCGGTGACTTCTCTGACGTGACCGGCGGCGGCTTCACCGCTGTGGCTCAAGCCGCCAGCAAGCAAGTTCTCACCCTGAACCGCGATGAGCTGAAGCGCTACATCCGCTTCGTCGGCACCATTGCTTCCAGCGGCACCACCACCTACTCCGTCAACGGCTACGGCCTGAAGAAGTACGGCTGATGGCGATCACCGAGGATCTAAACCTGTTCCTCGACGACTTCGGCGTCAGCTGTACGGCTGGCGCCGTTTCGGCATTGGGCATCTTGGACATGCCCACGCAGGTGGTTGCAGGCGAGATGGTGCTGAGCACCGACTACACGCTGACGGCCCGTGCGGCTGATTTCGGCGGGCTCAAGTATGGCGACAGCATCACGGTGGCCACGGTGGCGTACACAGTGCGCGAGACGCGGCTCATTGATGACGGTGCGTTCGTTGAAATCGGACTGCAGAAAACATGACTACACGCCGCGAGACGATCCTGGCTGCAGTGCGCACAGCACTGACCAACACCACCGGCGTCAGCACCCGGATCTATCGCAGCAGGGTGGAGCCAATGGCACGGGCCGAAAGCCCTGCGATTGTGATCGAGCCGGTGAACGATACGGCCGAGCAGAACACCAGCCTGCCTAAGTTGGACTGGAGCCTGACGGTGCGGGTGAGCGTGATCGTGCGCGGCACTATCCCCGATCAGCTGGCCGATCCGATTGTTGAAAGCCTGCACAGCAAGCTCATGGCCGACCTGACGCTCGGCGGTGTTGCGATGGACATCAGGCCGCAGAGTGTGAATTTTGAACTGGTCGAAGCGGACCAGCCAGCTGGTGTGATCAGCTGTGACTACCTAATCCGCTATCGCACGGCTAACGCTAACCTCGCAACAGCGTGATGGCTACGATGGTGGATGAACACTGGGGGCAAGGCGGCACATACCTGCTGAACCCCAAAACCGGCAAGCGAAAGCTCATCGAGCGGACGGAGCCGGCCCAACCCTCCCAACCTGACGAGGTAGAGAGCAATGCCGCTCCTGAGTCGCAAACGCCTGATCCTGGCGAAAACTGAAAGCACCTACGGGACCGACCCGACGCCAACTGGATCGTCTGATGCGATCTTGGTGCGCAACTTGGAAGTTACCCCGTTGCAGGCTGATGTTGTCACCCGCGACCTGATCCGCCCTTATCTGGGCAACAGTGATCAGCTGCTGGCCAACACGCGCGTCGAGCTGACCTTTGAGGTTGAGCTGGCCGGCTCTGGCACTGCTGGGACTGCTCCTGCCTACGGCCCAGTGCTGAAAGCTTGCGGCCTGTCTGAGACCGTCGTGGCCACCACCAGTGTGACCTATGCGCCGGTGAGCGCCAGCTTCAGCAGCTGCACGATCTATTTTCACAACGACGGCATCCGTCACAAGCTGACCGGCTGCCGCGGCAGCTTCAGCTTGAACGCTGAGGTAGGCCAGATCCCGGTGATCAGCTTCACCATGACGGGCATTTACAACGCCCCGACTGATGTGGCTCTGCCTACGCCCACCTACGCGAATCAGGCTGCACCGCTGATCTTTAAGAACGGCAACACGTCGAACTTCTCGATCTTCAGCTACAGCGGCTGCTTGCAGAGCCTGAGCTTTGATGTCGCCAATGAGGTGATCTACCGCGAGCTGGTGGGCTGCACCAAAGAGGTGCTGATCACCAACCGCGGCCCCAATGGCACAGCTGTGATCGAGGCGCCGACCATCACGGCTAAAGACTTCTTCACGATCGCTAACGGTTCGAGCACTGGCTCGATCACTTTCCAGCACGGCGCTACCGCTGGCAACATCGTGACGTTCACCGCAGCTCAGTCGGACATCGGCAGCCCGTCCTACACCGATCAGGACGGCATTCAAATGCTGAACCTGCCCTACTTGGCCATTCCGTCCAGCTCGGGCAATGATGAGCTGAGCCTCGCTTTCACCTGATAGGAGCCCCGCATGGCGTTTGTTCTCAAACAGTCCGACACCTACACCTGGCCAGTCGCCTTTGACGTTCCTGTCGATGGCGGCCGCCACGAACGGCAAACATTCGACGGTGAGTTCAAACGCCTACCCCAAAGCAAGGTCGGCCCCATGGTGGCTGAACTACAGCGGCTAGAAGATCTGGGCGATCTTGATCGGATCACCGAGATAGCAGCTGGCGTATTGGTTGGCTGGTCTGGCATCAGCGACGATGCTGGCAAGGAAATCCCCTTCAGCCAGAAAGCTTTGGATCAGCTGCTCGAGGTGCCCTTCCTCGCAGTTGCCGTTCTCAAGGCTTACATGGACAGTCTGAAGGGAGCCAAGAGAAAAAACTGACAGAGGCCGCTGAGCATTGGGCTGGCGGCGGCGTCATCGACGATACGCAGTCCGACGCAGCGGCCTTTGGTTTGGCATTGCCCGAGCAAACAGTTGAACACTTTGAGGTGTGGGAGGAGAACTGGCCGGCGGTTGAGATGTTCCTGCGATGCCAGACGCAGTGGCGCACCACGATGAACGGGCTGCTGGGCCTCGATTACGGAGCAGTGGCGTGGCTCCTTAGACTGTATGAAGTGGAAGACCCGCGCGCGCTGCTGGAGGATCTGCAGGTCATGGAAGCAGCGGCACTGATGTTTTTGCAGGAGCGGAGCGGCTGACATGAACCTCGACGCACTGCTGCGGATTAAGGCGGACGTTCAAGGCGAGAACAACATCCGCCGTCTCGGCAACTCGATGCAAGGCCTGCAGGGGCAGGTCAAGAACGCCGCCGACCGCTTCTCAAGCTTGAAAGGTGCTGTAGCCGGTTTTGGCGCAGCGATTGCAGGCAGTGCGATCGTTGGCGGATTGTCGGCAATCGTCAAGAAATCGATCGATGCTGGCGATGAGCTGTTCAACCTGCAGGCAAAAACAGGTGTTGCCGCCAATGCGCTGATCGGTATCGGTAACGCGGCCAAGCTGGCCGACGTGGACATGGCGACCCTCGGCAAGGGTTTGACCAAGCTCAACATCAACCTGGTAAGGGCTGCAGAAGGCAACGACGATCTTGCGCGCAAGTTCCAAGCGCTAGGCGTCAACGTCAAAGACGCAAACGGCCAAGTGGTGCCGGCCGATCAAGCGCTAAAGCAAATTGCCGATCGATTTGCTGACATGCCTGACGGCGCGCAAAAGGCTGCAGCTGCCATAGCGCTATTTGGCAAAGCTGGCGCTGATCTGATTCCGTTGCTCAACGAAGGAGCAGCAGCGATGGATGAGTTCACCTACAAGGTGAGCGACGACTTTGCGGCTCGCTCGGATCTGTTTAATGACACGATTGCCGAGCTTGGCATCAAAACGCAGGGTTTCGGCCTTGAGCTAACTGATGCACTGCTGCCAGCGTTGCAGTCGATCCTTGAGGTGTTTGGCGAGCTGTTCGACACCAAGCAGGATTGGACGGCGCTTTTTGACGTGATCAAGGTTGGTGTGCGCAGCCTTGCCACGGTGTTGCTGGCAATGGTCAAGCTGGTCGATGAGGCTGTGCGGGTGATTGGTAGCTTTGCCAAGCGCGCACAGCTGGTATTTGCGGGCGATTTTGCTGGCGCCAGAGCTGAAGCTGATCGCTTTGGCAGCGACTTCATGCAACGCTTTCAAACCAGCGTTGATCAGTTCCAACGGCTTTGGACTGACTCAGCCTCGCCTGGCACGGGGATGCGCCGCGGCGGCCGCAACATGGCGCTGGACACAAGCGCTGCCGATCGTGAGCGTGACGCAGCAGCTCGCAAAGCAGCAGCAGAGGCTAAGCGCGCAGCCAGTGAGCAGGAGCGGCTCGAACAGCGGCGCTATGACCTTGGCCAGCAAGCGCTCGACCTGCAAGAGGATCTACGCCGCAAGATTGAGGACGTGAACGCTGCCTATGCAGGCGTTGGACTAACCCCTACGCAAGATCTGCAGCAACAACGCAACGATGCGATCACAGAAAACAGCCGGCAGGTAGATGACCTAACTCGCAAGGTGATTCAGCTGGTGCGCGACGTGAGCGCAGCTGGCGGGCAAATTGATGTGAAGCCCTTTGAAAAGCTGATCAACACGCTGTCAGCCGACAACGTGGCATTGGCTGACAAGGCGTTTACCCAAGGTCTGATCGACCTGCTGCCAGCCTTGCAGGAGTACGACGACAAGATCGCGGAGGTGGTCCGCGGCAAGGTGCAATTAACCGAGCTTGAGAGGCTTAATGCGCAGATCAGCCAGCTGCAACTCGACATCCTTGCTCAAAACAACCCGGTGTTGGCTCAGCAAATTGCACTGCTGCGTGAGCGAGCGGGCGCGTTAGATGCTGCAACCAAGAAGCAAGAAGACAACAGCAAGAGCTTTGGCACGCAGTTCCGCGACACCTTCAAGCAGGCTTATGATTCGGCCACCAACCTTGGGGCCAACCTTGCAAACATTGCCAGCAACGGCATCGATGGTCTGACGAACGCCATCGTGGAATTTGCCTCGACCGGCAAGGCGGCTTTTAAGGAGTTTGCCGCATCGGTGCTGAAAGATCTCGGCGCAATGCTGATTAAGTTCTCGATCTTCAAGGCTGTCGGCGCCATCTTCCCTGGTCTCAAACTCGGCGGCGCCTTTGCCAATGGCGGCGTCATGACGGCAAGCGGCCCGGCACCGCTCAAGCGCTACAGCCAGGGCGGTATCGCCAACCGACCGCAGCTGGCGCTCTACGGCGAGGGCAGCAAGCCTGAGGCCTACGTGCCGCTGCCCGATGGCCGCCGCATCCCCGTGGCGCTGCAGGGGCAGGACAAGATGCGCGAGGCCATGGGTGCCGGGCCGACGCAGGGCATGGGTTCCCCGGTGCTGAACATGAGCTTCCAGAGCACCAACATCGGCGGCGTCGAATACGTGAGCCGCGACCAGCTTGAGGCCGCCATGGCCGAAACCCGGCGCGCTGCATCGAAGGAGGGCGCAAAACGTGGCATGACCATGACGCTCGATAAACTGCAGCAGAGCCCGTCCACCCGAACCCGTGTGGGGCTGCGCTGATGGCTGAGCAGTTCCCTGGGATCAAGCCGACCACCCGAGCCTTCAAGCTCGGCAGCTTCCCGGTGAAGACCTACCGGGCGCTGTCGGGTGCGACCGTGAAACGCGCCTTCGGCAACCGCGCCAGCGGCTACGAGCTGCAGCTCGGCTTCGACAACATTTCCGACGCCACCACTGAGCAGCTGCTGGCGCACTACAACGCCTCCAGCGGCGGCTTTGATCGCTTCACGCTGCCGGCTGACCTGTTCGCCGGCATGACCACCACGCTGCGCGGCTACATCCAGGCACCGACCAGCATCCGCTGGGAGTATGCCGGGCCGCCTGAGGTGCAATCGGTCTACACCGGCCGCAGCCGTGTCTCGATCACCCTCATCGGCGAGCTCGACTTCTGATGACCGAGATCCGCATCTGTCAGTTCTTCAAGCTGCAGACCACCGATGGGGTCACGCACCGCTACCAGAACTACTTCGTGGGGCAGAACGCCAGCCTGCAGAGCGAAAGCTACGCCTTCGCGCCATTTCGCGCCGAGGGTGCGCTGGCCACGCTGAACGGCGAGAACGCGCAGCTGCAGGTGCTGTTCCCCCATGTGGACTTCGCGCTGGTGCTGGTGGAGCGCGGCAACGGCAACCGGCTCAGCGAGCTGACCCTGACAACCGCCTGGCTGAACGCTGCCGGCGCGATCACCAACACCGCCACCGACTACTACATCGGCCTCGGCGCCAGCTTCAGCGAGACCACCATCGAGCTGCGCTTCCGCTCGGCGATCGACAGCGTGGGCTCAAGCTTTCCCGGCCGCAGCTTCACCCGCGACCTGGTGGGACCGCTGCCGCTCAACTCGGAGCTCTACCTGCGATGAATGACCTGGTGGGACTCGGCTACGGCTGGGGTCACCGGCCGGGCGATGGCAGCGGGCTCACCGACTGCTTCCAGCTGGCGTGCGAGGTGCGCGATCGCCTCGGGCTCACCAGCTACCGCGAGCGCTTCGAGTGGGTCTACAGCGACTGGAACGAAGAAACCTTCCCGCGCTCCATGATCGTGCGCTGGGTGCTCGAGCACGGCAGCCCGCTGAAGCGCCCGCAGCGCGGCGCGGTGGCACTGCTACCGGCTGGTGGCGGCACCGCACTCGGCACCTGCCTCGGCCGCGCGCTGCTGTTCATCGGACCGGGGCAGAATGTGGTTCAGGCGCCGCTGACTGATGGCGTGGCGCGCTACTTCTGGATGGATCGATGACGCGCAAGCTGCTGCCCTACGAGCACGAGCTCATCCAGATCCTCAAGGTCTCAGAAGACGAATACCTCGAGTTTCTGGCGGTGCAGCACGACTTCACGCGATCGCGTGAGGAGAAGCTGCAGGAACTGCGCGCTGAGCCGATCTCGATCATCCTCGCGGTGGTCGGCATCATCCTGCAGGCGGTCAGCTACCTGCTCGCTCCGAAGCCGGAGATGGAGCAGAAGAACCAGCGGCAGCGCCGTGATCAGGTGTTCGCCCCGCGGTTTGGTTTCAACTCACAGCAGGAGCTGGCGAAGTACGGCGACCCGGTGAACCTCGTCTACTGCAACGTGGACGACAACCCGACCGGTGGCGTGCGCGTGGCGAGCTCGCTGGTGTGGTCCGCTGTCCACAGCGAGGGCTCCAGCCAGTTCATGCAGATGCTGGTGGTGATCGGCGCCTCCGATATTCAGCGCATTGGCACTGGTCGGATCGCGTTTGGCCAGACCCCGATCCGTCAGCTGGCAGCGGGCAAGACCTGGGCGTATTTCGGCGCCAACCGGCCGCTGCAGTTCTCCGACCTGATCCGCGGTGATGACAGCGACCCGACGCGCATCGGCGAGGCCGCCAGCAGCATTGCCTACCGGCCAACACTGATCGGCGACAACCATCAGGACGGCTTCAGCCAGGCCTTCTCGCCGAGCACCATGACGCGGTTCGGTGTCTACGCGCCGATCCCGATCAACGTGGTCTACATCGACCGCGATGAGGACGGCCGGGAGCAGGATGCACCGCTCGGCATTGAGATCGACGGATTGCAAGGTTACTGGCCGCTCAACGTGCTGAACGACGCGCGTCCGGTGGTGCCTGTCGGTGAGCGCATGACGCTGATCTTCCGGCAGATCGGATCCGGCGGCAGCGACACTGCACGCGCCGCCAAGGAGCTGCGCCGCACGCTGTCCAGCTACATCGATGCGGCCAGCACCTACAAGCTCGGCAGCGCAAAGTTCCGCGTGGCAGCACCGATCAAGAACGTGGAGCTGGAAGACGGCGCCATGCGCGTCTCCATGGAGTGCATCGAGGCCGGCATCTGTCCGATCGAGGACTACAACACCGAGGACTTCAAAAAGAACGGCCGCGAAGCACAACGCGAGATCGTCGTGCTGGAGGGCGAACTGACTGCTCTCAACGATCAGCTGCTGCGCAATGAGCCGATCCTGCTGCCGGGCACCAGCGGCATCCAGCAGCGCCTGCAGGAGATCCAGAGCCTCAAGGATCTCATCGATGACCTCACAGACCGGAAGTGGACGACGCAGGAGCTCGACTATCTGCTCGACAATGCGGAGCTGTTCGACGATCGCGTGCGCGAGTTTGCCGCGCGTGTGGACAACCTCCGCGACCGCCGCAAGACGCTGCGCGACCTGATTGAGGATGAGCTCGACAAGCCGAGCGCACAGCGCAATCGCACCCGCATCGCGCAATGGCGCAGCGAACTGGGCGACACGAACCGGCGGCTGAAGAAAGAACAGGCGCGCCTCGGCAAGGCGTTTGAGCAGTACGGCTTTGCCGATGGCGTCATCCCCGGCCGCGGCAAGACGCTGAAGCAGGAGAAGCGCTGGCTGAACAACCGCGAGCGTGAGCTCAACTACGAGATCTCGCAGATCACCGCGAACGCCAACAACCTCGATCTGCCTGCCATGGCAGCGCGTGACGCCAGCCTGCGCAGCCAGATTGCAACCAAGCAATCGCGGATCGACTACCTCACCCGCTACCTCGAGAACCCGAACAGCTGGAACGACTATTTCAACACCAAGTGCCTGGTGAAGATGGAGGAGGCCGGCTACGAGACGATCACTGAGTGCCGCGTGGTGGATTTCGCGCTGAAGGCCAAGGTCTTCAAGCGCATCCAGGGCCGTGCCCCGAAGTACGGCAAGGAGAAGGTTGAGCGGTTCCGCGACAGCGACAACGGCACCAAGGTGCGCGCAGCCTTCTTCTGGCTGCGCTACCGCCGCACCGGCGCAGAGTGGAGCCGGCTGCCCTACATCTTCGCTGTGCGCCGCGGCGCCGACGTGGACAACTTCATGTCGCTCAAGTTCGTGGCCGGCGACAACATCGGCAACTGGCAGTTCCGCTTCGATCCGATCGCCGAGCCAGCCGCCGAGATGCAGTTCCACGGCTTCGCTGACTTCGCCTACATCGAGAACAGCGGCGACGTGCAGATCATCCCCGGACCTGCTGGCGGCCAGTTCACCTTCCTTGGCAGCATCCGCTCACGGCAAGGTCTGAAGCCACCGATCAACGTCAACCCCTACGAGGTGGACGAATGGGGGCTGTTCTCCATGCGCTCCGACACGCAGACCAGCTTCAGCTTTGAAGGTGGTCCCGAGTTCTCGATCAGCGCCGTGACCGAGCAGCGCATCGAGGCCTTCAGCAACTACCCCAACCTCTACAGCGGCCTGACGCTGCTCGGCTTCAATGCCTACAGCGGCCAAGGCATCCAGGACCTGCGCTCGCTGTCGGTGTTCACGCTGGAGGGCAAGAAGCTGCGCCGCCTGCGGGATGACGGCACCTACCCCGCGCAGCCGGATGGCTCCAGCAGCTACGCGCCCGATATCTTCCTCGACACGATCCTCGACGGCGAGAACGGCATTGGCCGCTTCGCCAAGATCGGCGGCGTCGATCTGCAGGCACTGGCGCTGGCAAAGCGCTTCTGCCGTCAGAACCAGCTGTTCATGGATGGCGTGATCGCTGAGCAGGTGCCTTGGCGGCAGTTCTGGGCGGACGTGGCACCGTTCTCGTTGCTTGAGCTTGGCCGGGTCGGTGGCCGCGAAACGCTGGTGCCGGCCGTTCCCTGCGATGACGCCGGCAACATCACCCGGCAGGTCACCATCTCGGCGCTGTTCAACCAAGGCAACATCCTTGAGGACAGCTATCGCGAGGAGTTCCTCGATTTCGGCAGCAGTGTGCAGGATCTGATCGCCTCGGTGATCTACCGCGACACCGAAATTGATGGCGTCTTCCCGCGAAACCGCAGCGTGGAGGTGAGCCGCGCCGATGCGCTTGAGGCCAACAGCGTGCGGCAGACCTTTGACCTCTCCCAGTACGTCACCAACCGCAGCCAGGCGATCCTGTTCGGCAAGCTGCTGTGCAACCAGCGGCGCCACATCCGCCGCGCGATCGAGTTCTCCACCTTCCCCACCGACAGCGTGCTGGAGCCCGGCAGCTACATCTACGTGGCGATCGGCGAGAACCAGTGGGATCAGGTGAGCACCGGCGTGGTGGAAGCCGGCGGTGTGCTCAATACGCCGATCGGGCAGGTGCCGAACGGCAGCGGCCTGAAGGCGCTGGTCTACCAGTCCGGCAGTGCGGTGGTGACCGTGGACAGCGTGACCGTCACCAACGGCACCGCCGCAGCACTGGCGCCTTATGTCGGTCGCCTGTTCGTGCTCGGCACCTCGATCACCCGCAAGCGGGTGTTCCGAGTAACTGAGGTGCAAATGGATGAAGACGGGCAGGTTTCGGTGAAGGCCATCGAACATCCGTGCGTGCAATCCGGCGCAGAGACCTTGAGCCTGATCGCATCCTTCGCGGATAGTGGCTTCACCATTCGCTAGCCTGATTTCAGACTGGGCCGCCGTTCATGGGCTTCTACACAGGCCGCACGGGCAAGCTGGAGTTCTGGGACGGCGCGGCCTACAAACCCGTGGCGAAGATCCGTGACTGGTCAGTGGAGACCAGCGTGGAGCTGCTGAGCACCACCGCGATCGACAGCACCGCCGCAACCTTCACGCCTGGCCTGAAGTCGGCCAGCGGTTCGGCCACGCTGCTCTACTACCGCCTCGAGGCCGGCGAGTCGGCCACGCTGGCGCAGTTCACCGCACTGCTCGGCAAGGTGCAGAAGGTGGGCGCCGTCACCGAAACCGATCGCGTGAAACTGCGCCTGCGTGTCAGCGATGACGCAGCCGATGATCTGGAGTTCTTCGCCTACGTCACCTCCGCGCAGGTTGGCGTCAGCACCGGCGAGCTGGTGACCGTGCCGATTCAGTTCTCGGTCGATGGCGACTTCCTCGCTGGCGGCGTGATCGCATGACCTTTTTTCTCGGCACGAAGGGCAACGTCAGGCTGAGGCGTGCCACCTCAGTGCTGATCGGTGCGCTGCAGGATCAGATTGATGCTGCCGACGTGAACACCAGCCTGAACCGGCTGAGCTTCGACAGTGCCGGCGAGAACCTGCTGACCGGTGATCGCGTGGATATCAGCACCACCGACGCGCGCGGGCTGGTCTGCTTCACCGGCGCGGCATGGAGCAGCGGCACCGTGGAGGCCGGTATCTCGGCCTACGTGAACGTGAACGCAGCCGGTGGCCTGCGCTTCTTCCGCACCTTCCAGGATGCGGTCAACAACACGCGCGCGAATGAGCTGGCGCTCTACGCCTTCGCTGGTGAACCGATCCCGATTGAGTGCCGCGTGCGTGACGTGTCCTACAGCGTGCTCGGCAACGTCATCGACTACACGCTGGCCACCGATCGCGAGGCGATCGACACCACCAGCCTCAACGACCGTTTCCGCCAGCTCTACAGCGCCGGCATCCTGAGCGGCAGTGGCTCAATCACCTGCGCCTTCGACTACACGACAGCCGGCACTGTAGAGGCGCCGCTGCTGATGCTGCAGCTGATCCAGCGCCTCGAGCTCGGCAGTGGCTTCGATTGCGCGCTCTACCTCACCGATAAATCCGTGGATGCAGGCGTTAATAACGTCTTCTACCAATTCGACGCGATGGTGACAAAGGCCGGCGTGGAAGTACGCGCGGGCGATATCATCAACTGCACGATCGATTTCGTGACCACGGGAGAGATCAGGCTGCTGATCGGCTCCATCGATGAATATATCCTCAAGGAAGACGACGACCGCATCAACTTGGAGCAGTCGCTCGACTTCTTGCTGAAGGAAACTGAGGACTAACATGGGCTCTAGCAGTGGTGCCCTTGGAGGCTGAGCCTTGGCTGACCAGCGCATAACCCAGCTCACGGCTCTGCCGAAGGCATCGGTGGCAGCCACCGACGTGCTGCCCATTGCCGACGTTTCGGCATCGCAGACGAAGAAGGTCACCGCCAAGGATCTGGTGGATGCCGGCCTTGATCTGGTCGATGCCGCCTCGATCGATCTCGACAAGCTGGATCAGGCCAGCACCACCAAGCTCGGCACCACCGCGCTGGCGAACGATGCCGTCACGGCCGCGAAGCTTGCCGACAGCAGCTCGGTGGCGATCAGCGCATCGGCGCCCGTTGCTGACAACTTCGACGGCCGCGGCTGGGTCAACACCAGCACCGGCGAGCTGCAGGTCTACCGCTCCGGCGCCTACAGCGCGATCACCCCGGTGCTCGCGGATGGTTCCGTCACCACCGCCAAGCTGGCGGATGGCGCTGTCACCACTGCTAAGGCCAGCAACCTCGGCACCGCAGCACTGGCGGATGGTGCCGTCACCTACGCCAAACTGCAGGACGTTTCCGGCACCGACAAGCTGCTCGGCCGCAGCACCGCCGGCTCTGGTGACGTTGAGGAGATCACCTGCACCGCTGCAGGACGTGCGCTGCTCGATGATGCTGACGCTGCCGCCCAGCGCACCACGCTCGGCCTCGGCACGCTCGCCACGCAGTCCGGCACCTTCTCCGGCACCCACAGCGGCACCACATCCGGCACCAACACCGGCGACCAGACCATCACCCTGACGGGTGACGTGACTGGCTCCGGCACCGGCTCCTTCGCGGCGACGATCGCCAGCGGTGCTGTCGTTGAGGCAAAGCTCGGCACCAGCGCTGTCACCACCGCCAAGGTGGCCGACGATGCGATCACGGCCGCGAAGCTGGCGGATCAGTCCGCTGCCGTGGTGGCAGCCTCCACGCCGGCCGGCTCTGGCGCCTTCATCGGCCAGCAGTGGCTGAACACCAACACCGGCATTGAATACACCTGGGACGGCACCAGCTGGGTGCGCCAGGCATCGCTCGGCACGATCAGCTTCAGCGACAGCACGCCGCTGTCGTTCTCTGTTGCCTACCCCGACAACTACAGCGCCACCATCACCACCACGCTCGACACGCAGAGCGCGGCGCGTGTGTTCGCTGGTCCGACCACTGGCGCCGATGCAGCGCCGACCTTCCGCGCGCTGGTGCCCGGCGACCTGCCGGATGCCACCGGCAGCACCAAGGGCATCATCCAGCCCGGCACCGGCCTGTCGGTCAGCAGCGGCACGCTGAACCACACCAACAGCACCACTGCTGGCACCTACCCCAAGGTGACGGTGGATGCGCAGGGACACGTCACAGCTGGCACCACGCTGGCGGAATCGGACATTCCCTCGCTGCCGGCCAGCAAGATCACCAGCGGCACCTTCGCGACGGCGCTGATAGCCGACGATGCGGTGACCGGCGCCAAGCTCGCCAACTACTCCACCGCCAAGTTCGGCGAGGCGCTGCCCACCGCCGATTTCATCGGCCAGATCTTCTTCAACCCGCTGGATGAGGCCTTCTTCCTGTGGGATGGCAACGTCTGGCAGCCGCTGGGCATCTCGGCCGGTTCGGTGATCTTCGCCGGCACCTATGACGCCAGCACCAACCAGATCGCCACCGTCACCACCGAGGGCTCCTCAATCGGCCTCACGGTCGGTAACGCACTGCCGGCCGCCAGCTCAAGCAACAACGGCTACTACGTGGTGGTCTCCACCGGTGGCACCGGCACTGCACCGGCGCCGACCGTGGCGCTGGCACCGCCTGACCTGATCCTGTCGAACGGCACGATCTGGACCGAGATCGATGTGTCGTCCACGTTCGTGGCGCAGTCGGCCAACAACGTCAGCTTCACCCCTGGCGCCTCGGTATCTGCCACCAACGTGCAGGCAGCGATCGAGGAGGTGTCGAACGAATGCCGCAACGCCGACAACATCACCAGCGGCACGCTGCTGGCCACCAAGGGCGGCACCGGCACCACCAGCTACACGAAGGGTGACCTGCTCGCGGCATCCAGCAGCACCGCGCTGAGCAAGCTTGGCGTGGGCACGAACGGTCAGGTGCTGCGCGCCAACAGCGCCACCGCTACCGGCCTCGAGTGGGGCGCCGACTACGTGGGCACCGTCACCAGCGTGTCCGGCTCCGGCGCCATCTCCGTCACCGATGGCACCACCACGCCTGCGATCAGCGTGGCATCGGCGAGCACCAGCGTGGCTGGCGTGGTTCAGCTGAGCGACAGCACCGGCACCACCAGCTCCGTGCTGGCTGCCACACCCACCGCGGTGAAGGCGGCCTATGACCTGGCTGCAGCTGCCATGCCCAAGGCTGGCGGCACCTTCACCGGTGACGTGACGCTCGGCGCCAACGTGGGCGTGGTGTTCGAGGGCAGCACTGACGACGCGAACGAGACGCGCCTGCTGGCGGCTGATCCGACCGCGGACCGACTGATCTACCTGCCGAACGCAGACGGCACGCTGGTGCTCTCTGGCGCCATCGTGAACGCCGACATTGCAGCAGGCGCTGCGATCAGCGGCAGCAAGATCGTGGCCGGCACCACCAGCGTGGTGGGCGTGGTGCAGCTGACGGATTCGACCAGTAGCACCAGCACCTCGACAGCCGCCACTCCAAACGCGGTCAAATCGGCCTACGACCTGGCGAACGCTGCGCTGCCCAAGACCGGCGGGACGATGACCGGCGCGATCACCTTCGCGGCCGGCCAGACGATCTCGGGCTATGCGGCACTGGCAACCGCGCAGAGCTTCACGGCAGCGCAACGCGGCAGCGTGGTGGCGCTCACCGATGGCGCGACGATCACGCCGGACTTCGCGGCTGGCAACAACTTCAGCGTGACGCTCGGCGGCAACCGGACACTGGCCAACCCGAGCAACATCACGGCCGGCCAGTCGGGCACGATCGTGATCACGCAGGACGGCACCGGTTCGCGGACGCTGGCTTACGGCAGCAACTGGAAGTTCCCCGGCGGCACCGCGCCTACACTCACGACAACGGCCAGCGCAGTGGACGTGATCGCCTACTACGTGGAATCGGCCACCCGCATCACCGCTCGCCTGATCTCGGACGTGAAATGAGCGTGCTCAACAACAGCCTGCTGCTTGGTGCTCCTGCTGGTGCCGGTGGGTATTCCATCAGCCGTTCGCTGCGGTTCAACTCAGCCGACTCGGCCTTTTTTAGTCGCACCCCCGCATCAGCCGGCAACCGCAAGACGTGGACCTGGGCGGGCTGGGTGAAGAGAAGTGGCTTGTCTGCTGCTGGCTACAACCACTTGTTCTCAACTGGAACCGTCTTGTCTGAGGCAGGGTATTTCGGTATCTCATTCTGGGAAGACAAGTTAGATGTAACAACCGGCGCCGCCGACCTCAGGAAAACGGCTGCTGTCTATAGAGACACCTCCGCCTGGTATCACATTGTTGTTGCTGTTGATACAACTCAGGCAACCGCCGCAAATCGAGTTAAGGTTTACGTCAACGGGGTTGAAGTCACTGCTTTCTCTACAAATGCAAACCCTACTCAGAACGCGGATCTTGCGGTAAACAATACCGGCGCACATGCTCTCGGAAGAAACTCCTACAACAGCTCTGACTATTTCAACGGCCTCCTAGCCGACATCCACTTCATCGACGGCCAAGCCCTAGACCCTACCAGCTTCGGTGAGTTCTCCGCCACCACCGGCGTGTGGGTGCCTAAAGCGTATACGGGCAGCTACGGCACAAATGGTTTCAAACTCAACTTCTCGGATAACAGCACCGCCGCCGCATTAGGGACGGACACTTCTGGGCAGGGGAACACGTGGACCGTCAACAACCTATCCGTCACCGCTGGTGCAGGCAACGACAGCCTCGTAGACGTTCCCACTAATGGCAGCGAGGTTGATACGGGAAGTGGGGGGCAGGTGCGGGGGAATTACTGCACTTGGAATCCGCTGGACAAAGGCAGCAATGTAACTCTCACCAACGGCAATCTAGACGTTTCCACAAACTCAACCTGGAACTCAGTCAGGGCAACTTTCGGCATTACGTCTGGCAAGTGGTACTGGGAATACACCATGACCGCCGCCGGGTACACAATGGTTGGCGTAGGTACTCGTGTCATTGATCTTGCTGGATACATTGGCCAGAGTTCTGCAAGTTACGCCTACTATTCATTGAACGGCAATAAATGGAACAGCGGCTCAGCAGCAAGCTACGGCAATTCCTTCACTACTAACGACGTGGTTGGCGTCGCTTTTGATGCAGATGCTGGCAAGATCTGGTTTTCTAAAAACGGCACTTGGCAGGCCAGTGGTGATCCCGCTGCAGGCACAAATGCTGCGTACACCAGCATCCCAAGCAGCACTTACTTCCCCACCATTTCGCAAGACAACTCTCTACCTGCTTCCACTGGTGGAACACTGAACGCAGGCGCTCGTAGTTTTGCCTACACCGCCCCAAGCGGCTTCAAGGCGCTCTGCACGGCAAACCTGCCCGCCCCAGTAGTCACGAAGGCTAATCAGTTTTTCGATGTAGCTCTGTGGTCGGGAGATGGAACCTCAGGGCGATCCATAGTTCTACCTGGCGAGTTAAGTCCAGACTTTGTTTGGACGAAAATGCGTAATGCTGTTAACCAGCATCTGCTTTACGACGCCGTTCGTGGCGCCACGATTGCGCTTGCAACTGACAATACGAACGCTGAAACAACGCGCTCGACCACAATCACGTCGTTTAACTCGAATGGTTTTACGACCGGATCAAGCGCCGATACGAACGGAAGCGGCAATACTTATGTCGCCTGGTGCTGGGACGCAGGCTCAACAACAGTCACGAACACACAAGGCTCCATCACTTCTAGTGTGAGGGCTAATCCCAGTGCGGGGTTCAGTGTGGCCACCTATACGGGTAATCTTTCATCCGCCGGCGTGTCGACAGTTGGTCACGGACTTGGTGTTGCACCGCATCTTGTGATTACTAAGCGCCGTGACGGGGCATCAAATTGGTGCGTTCAACATATTTCTACGTCGTCTGCATCCCAGATTCTTTTCCTGGATACAACCGACGCTCAGTTCAACACATCTGGCAATGGAACTCTGTCCCGGCCAACGTCTTCCGTTTTTAGCGTAAATAACAGCACCGGACTTGGCGTCAATGGCCAAACCCACGTCGCCTACTGCTTCGCCCCAGTAGCCGGGTACTCTAGTTTCGGCAGCTACACCGGCAACGGCAGCTCGGATGGGCCGTTTGT